GTGCCGTGTTGATCTCGGCCAGCCGCTTCGTCGTCTGCTGCGCCTGCGGCCCGAACGGGTTCGTTGCGCCGAGGCGACTGTTCAACGCGATCTGCTCGATCATGCTGCGCTGCAGGCGCTCAAGCCCTTCGATCTGGTCCTGCGTGACCGCAAGACCTCCTTGCTTGACCTTCTTTAATTCCTGCTCAGCCTTCCAGTACTGCTGAACGAACTTCGCCGTGCTGTCGATGCGCCGCTCGTACGCGAGTTGCGCGTTGAACGCTTTACCCATCCCGTCACGAAACTTTCCGGAAGAATCCGTCGCCGCCTCAAAGTTAGCATCGAGGCGCTTGAGACCGTCCTCCATGCGCTTCGCTGCCGCGACACCTTCTTTGTCGTCGACGACGAATCGAACAGCAACGATGCGCTGGTTCATCTTTTCGCTCCGTAATGGCGCGGCAGGATACGGATGACAGGGAACAACAAGATACGTTCAGTTCGACCGGGTATCGGTTTAGCTGCAGGCTCTTTTGGTTTGAGAGTCTGAACGCGAACCGTATGAATGCCCGCCCAATCACTCGCGAGCTTACGTCCGATCGCGTGTAGCACTCCGATGCCAATATAGATGCTCGGAAGATTAGGCAGGTTCCCGCTTGACCACTTCTCCATGAATAACGCGAAGTCTACTGCGGGACCGAAGTCAACAATCGGACCTTCAAGCGGCGTGTTCTCGGATACTATTTTGGTATTCTGCCAGACCGTGTAGCTCTTGGCGTATTCCTTAAGAGAGTCTCCCTTATCCCACGCTCCTTTCGTCTTATGCTCTGCAATATAATCGTGGTAGCCGACCATCAAACCGCCGGCCCACGACTTCCACATAGCAATCGCGTCATCGACAACATAGTTCCAGTAGTCGAAGTCGGAGCCGAACGGCACACTCTTGGGGAGTTTCTGAAGCTTCCAGTTCTTGCGGAAATTGAACCCGATCTGCTCATCTTCGTCAGCCCGGGGTGTCGCAGAGAGGATCTCCTTCTCGACCTTATAGGCCTCCTCACGCTTGATCTTCTCCCACTCGTCATCGGGGACGAATCCTTGGGCGATGATCTGCTTGAGGCCCTGAACGATGATCGGCATTATTTTCTCTTGCGAGTCATCTGTTCGCTGAAGTGTTCGACGAACGCGTTGTCCATGAGACGCACCAGTTGCCACAGGATCTCGAACTCATTGTCGTCGTAACCGTGCCTCTCCGCCAACCGGTCAACTGCCGTCCATGGGATTGCGGGGATGCCCCCGTAGCCTGGGGGCCTGCAGGTATTCAATTCGTAGAAGTGCTGAAGGTAGCGGGCCTCCAGGACATCCAGCTCCGGTGCTGGGTGGATCTCTTCACCGTCATCATCAAGAACGGGCGGAGGGGTCTGGCCCCGCTCCGCCCATGCCTCCCGGATCCAATCCAGGTTTTTCGCGATCCGCTGCCTGCGCTGACTCTCCGGGGTCCAAGTCCAGCGCAGGAACGCGATCAGTTTCCCGCGGTTTCCTCGACGAACTCAAGGTCGCCAGAGTCCACCACACCGACGGCATAGAACACGCCCTGCTGGAACGGCAGGTACTGGGGCTCGGTCATCAACGTGAGCGCCAGCTTGGGATCGTACGGAACGGGCTTGCCGTCGTCGTCATCCACGCCATCCCAGTCCAGCAGGCAGTGCTTCGCGACCAAACGCTTCTGCAGTTCCTGGATGCGATCGGTGTCGACGTTGCCCGACGCACGCTCGCGCCGGGTCGTCGAGGTCCGCAACTCCTTGGCAAACGCCTTCTTGTAGGCTTTGGACTCCATGCCCGCGACCAAGAAACGGACACCCGGGAGATTGGGGATATCGCTCACCCAAGTGCCGTTCTCGATCGCGTCTACATCGACTTTCAGGTTGCTCAGCTTCATCTTATTGTCTCGTCAGTTGCGGTTGTGTTTTACGGAGTGACGCAGATCTGAATGTGGAATGCGTCACCGGAGGCCGGCACATAGCGCAGCGCACTGAAGTTGACGTTGTCCACTACGTCTGCGTTCTTACCGGCCGACAGATCCACCTGATCCGAAGTGAGCTTCACTCGGGGCAGGCGGATATGAATCCCCTTGGTGCCGTCAGAGGACTTCAGACCGAACTGGAGTTCGACGTCGGTGTGATCCTTCATCAGCGACCACAGGTCAGACAGAGAAGTGAAGATCTTCTCCAGCGAGCCCGTGATCGACTGCTGCCCGTAGTCCAGGTTCGGGAACTCACTGCCCATGCAGGGCGTCTCGCGCAGGTTATTGTTGAGCGCCAGACTCATCGAACGGAAGCACGCAGTAGAGACAGTGTTGTTGACCACGATCTGACCAACATTACTCGTGGCATTGAAAACGTCCGTCGAGGTGGCTGCCGTGTACGAGTTGCCGGCGGACCAAGAGGGCGCGGAGACATAAAGCTGCGCAGTCGCCGGACCGGTCTCATTGACGAGACCCGTTGTTGCGGTAGTCAGAATCACCGAGTCGGCACTCGTCCGGGTCAAGATAACGCCCGTGATGTTATTAGCCTCGGTCGCCATGCCGCTGATTGTGATCCGCTGGCCGACCACCGCATCAGTGAACGCCCCGGTCGCGGCAATCGTACGAGTAGTCGCCGTGATCGTGATCACCCCAGTGAACACGTCACCGGCCTGCTCGTACTCGACGTCCGAGCCCATGAAGCCGAACGAGCCGGTCACCACCTGTCCTGCAGACAGGCTCATATTCATGGTGTTGACCCGCTGCCCGAGGAACTGCAGGAACGAGGACACGTCGAGGAAGGACTCCTCGATCGCGAAGTCGCGGGTCACGGTGCCGTTGATAATCCGCTTGGAGAGGATCTTCGCGCCTGCGGGCCCGGTCTCGTTGACCAACAGGGAGCCTGGGTCGAGCAGCACGGCAACGGTGTCGCTGGTGACGGAGTCGATCTCGAACCACCCGTTGTTGCCCGAGTTCGCGAACCCGGAGAGGAAGACCCACTGCCCCGCCACAGCGTCCGCAAACGCAGCCGAGGCCGCCGTGATCGTCGCAGTGGAGGCGACGATGCCGTGCGCCCCGGTGACGTTGATGGTGTTGCCCCAAGTGCCACGCACGGCAGCCTGGATGAAGTCGTTGTAGCTGTCGGGGCTGAACTCGATATTGATCCCGCCGGCCGAGGACGCGCCGGTCTTCGGCGCATCGATCATCATGCCGGAGGACTCCAGCTCGTTCGACTCAGTCGACTGCTTGGAGTACGCGAGGTCGGTGCTGGTCATGCGCAGGGTCTGCAGCGCGCCGGAAGTAGGCCAAGCCGTGCGATCCGTCTGCAGGATGTACGCAAGCCGACCGCGATTGGTGCTGGACATAGGATTGCTCCTTAGCTGTGGAAATCGAAAATGTACCCGGCAGTGACTGCCATCACTAAGTAGTTGCCGATCGTCTTGTCATACTGCGGCAGCAGGACGCCCATCGGTGACGCATCCGTCACCAGCAGTCGGATGCCCGGGGACGTAACCGGTAGCTCCCGGCCCCGGAGCACACTCCGGATGGCATCCGCGATCTGATTGGGTCCTGCAATACCGCGTCCTGTCGGGAAGTAGATCGCGACATTAACCGACCCGATCTCCCTCCAGCACCGATTGTCAGGATCACCGACACCCAACTGCTCCTCGAACCCCTGGGCAAAGAGTCCGAGAAACGGAGTCACTCGCCCGTAGGTGTCGACCGGGGGAGTGAATTGCTCGTTCTCCAGATCATAGAGCGGGTAGTCGGTGTACTCGCTCTCCAGCACCGTGCGAAACGCCTGCCGGACTGCGTAGCTACTCATACCTGGATACCCGTGGTCCCGAGGTCCCAGCGTACGATCTCACCTCGTGCCAGGCCCACGCCGACCTCGTCGACCGTGTGGACCTCACCGATCACCGTAGCGTCGGTGTCGGTCGCCGTCTCGATGATCAGCCGGTCCCCGGGACGAGGGGGGCATGGGAACGCGGTCGCCATGAGCCGGCGGGCTGGGATCATCCAGTAGGAGGTCTTCTGCACCACCGTGCCAGCGGCCTCCACGTCTCGCTCGCGAAACTGCTGAGGTGACACAACGATCTCGACGTCGACGATGTCTTCATCGTCTTCGGCCAGCCTCACCAGGCGGCAGTTTACGCCCTGGCGGTCTACGGTGCGCTCGACCAGCTCGTGGTAGCGATCCGCTTTCACAGGACCTCCAGGCGCCGGTACTTCGCGAGCACGCTCACGTAGGGCCCTAGCTCCGCGTAGGGAGCGCCGAAGAGCTGGTCGTTACGTACCCCCTCATAGTCGATAGAGGAGACCCCGTAGACCGTCTCACGGCGCACGGTGCGCAGCGCGTTGACACCGCCACTCTCCCCGCGCAAGAAGCCGTCCACCAGCGTCAGCATGACCGCCTTGATCTCCGGCGGCATCTCCTCATAGCCTGCGGTGTACTCGACCACGACGAGGTCGCCTGTGATCTCCGCTTCGCTGTTGCGGATGACACCCTCGTCAAGCTTGACCTGGAGATCGGCCACCGCGGCGGCCTCACCGTCTACCGTCACCGACGCGACCTCGATCACCGGCCAGTTGCGCAACAGTAGCTCGCGCTGGTCGAAATCGTAGACGGTGTCGGTGTAGTCAGCCTCCTCAAGCTCCCGGTCGCAGTAGCCCTCGACCAGGGACTGGTAGCGAGTGATCGCCGCAGTGATCACCGCGTTGGTTGGCGCGTCATCATCTGCCAACCCAGCGTAGGTGCGGTACTCGGCTGCCGTGATGATTGCCATTAGAGCCTCACTTGCTCAGCCGCGTGCCGTGCTGCTGCGTCCTCGTGCTCCTGCTGCCGGCGCTCCATCTCGTCGGCCAGCATGCGGGTGATCTGTGGCAGGAGGGCGATCAAGTCCTCGCGCCCAACCGAGCGCCCGTCCTTGCCCGCCGGCCCTTTGGGGCCCTGGACCACGTCGGAGAGCTGGATCCAGTGGCCGTTGCGGTTGGAGGGCTCGCTGTCGGTGTCCTGGGCGGCCATGAACGTGGTCCGGTTACGGACCACCACGTCCCACTGTCGGTACGCCTCCCCGGCCCGGTAGGTGCCTCTGGCGCGGAACGCCGGGTAAGGCACCGGGGCCCGCTGCACCAGGCCGGAGGACAGCCGGATGGTCGTCCAGGCCTGGCCCTCATCGATCTCGTAGCCGATCTCGTGGACCCCCTCGACCAGCAGCATCCAGTCGGGCGACCCGGAGTCCGGCTCGGCCGAGGTCCGGGCAGTTGCCTGCCACAGGCCGCCGTGGTGCCGGACGATCGCGAGCGGCTTGTAGTCTTCACCGCCGCGGGCCCACGCCTCAGCCTGCGTGTAACGCTGGAGCAGGTCTCCGCGAATGCGCTGGAGCCCGTCGTCGAGGGCATCCTGCAGATTCTCATCGCGGCGCGTGGACAGCGTCTCCAACTCATCCTGCAGAGTCTCGCGCAGGGCCTCTGCCCGCTGCAGGGAGGCCTCTTCAACGCGCAGATGTAGCTCGACAGCCTTGGACTCGACGAGCGCCTCCAGGGCCTCCTGCTGCACCTCGAGCGCCTGGTCGTACGCAGCCAAGCGTTCCTCGGTCGCACGACCCTGTTCCTGGAGTTGCGCTCCGATCTTCTCCCACCGAGTCGCTTGCAATCGCGCCACCTCGGCAACCTGCTGAGAGGCTTCATCCCGGGCGGCCTGTAGGTCGGTTTCCCAGCCCGCCACGCACACCTCGAGCCCGTCCTCGACCCGTCGCACCTGCGCTCCCGTCGACGTCTCCAGGGCCTGGAAATCGACCTTCACAGCGGCGAGCGCCTTCGAGTGAACCGCGAGCACCTGATTGGTTGCATCGGCGTTCTGGACGCGGGCCTCGGAGGTGCGCTCAAGCGCCGCCCCCAGCCCATCCAGGCGCTCGGTCAGACGCCCCTCGACCTCTCGCACCTGCTCACCCGTTGAGATCTCCAGGGTCTGTAGAGCGACCTGCGCCGCAGTGATCTCCAAGGCCTGCTCCGCGAGCGCCCGGTCAGTTGCGTCCGCGTTCTGGACCCGGGCCTCCGCGAGACGCTCCACGGTGGCGCCCAGCCCGTCCAAATGCTCGGTCAGACGCCCCTCGACCTCTCGCACCTGCGCCTTGTGGGCGGCCTCCAGGCTCGTCAGGGCCGCATCCCAGACGTCCGCGTGCTCAACCAGGATCTGGTCGACCCGCGCCTGGATCTGACCGAGCCGGGTGTCGAGACTATCGGCCAGATCACTCATCGCCGCAGTCAGCCGCTCAGCGAGGGCACCCTGCTCCTCTCCGAGGTCTCCCTGGTGCGCTTTGAGATCCTCGTGCACCTCCTCCAGCCGCTGCGAGAGGACCTCCCGCGCCGCCCGAGCGATCCCAACCGCCTCATCCAACTGCTGGACACGGGAGACGAGGCCGCAGAGGTCTGCGTCGACAACCATCTCCTGGGTGTCATCCGCCTGCTGCCGCAGATTGAGGTAGTTCGCCTGCAGCCGCTTGATGTCCTCAGTCAGAGGTACGAGCGCCGCTGACGCCTCGCCTTGAACCTCCGCGAGTGCTGCGGCCTGCCGCCCGAGCCCTTCAATCTCATCGCGCAGCCTAACGAACTCGTCAACATGCTCTTCGACGGCGGCGTGGATCTCCTGCGCCATAGCCGTGTGCCGGCTATCGAGCGCCCCGAGGCGCTCGTGCAGGTGCAGTCGGACAGCTTCCAGTAGCTCGTCAGGTTTCATGCGGCCAGCCTCCGGCGCAGAAGCTCGATCCGGATGGCTCGCGCTTCGTCTTCGTCCTCGTCGTCGGTGTCATCGTCAGGCTCAGGCTCCGGTGCTACGGGAGCAGCAGGAGCAGCAGGTTGCCCAGGTTGCATCTGGGCCCCGTACGATAGGGGGACCATCTGCTGCTGCATCCGGGGCTCGTCGCCATACTCAACAGGCGGCAGCCCTTCCCGGGCCCGCGCTTCGTTGATGGCATAGATGCCTCCTCGAGTCCCTTCGGCCAGGGCCTTAAGCCGGGCCTCCAGGTCAGACCGCAGAAGCGCCGTCTCGTAGTCAAAGAGGATCTCCTCGTTCTGCTTCAAGCCGAAGAACTTAGTGAACGAGTCGCTGATGTGGTCGAGATAGAACCCCAGCCCGGAGTTCAGGAAGAACCGGGTGCTCTGCTCCACGGTCGCGAACTTCGCGTCCTCGCCGAGCAGGTGCGGCGGGACCCGGTAGATCTGAGCGACCTGGCGCTCTGTGAGCTTGTAGCTCGCGATCAGCTCGGCGTCGACAGCGCTCATCGTGAGCGACTGCCACTCCATGCCCTCCTGGAAGATGATCGGGTCGCCCGCGTTCTCACCGGAAGACGCCTGCCGGAAGCGCTCCTTCAATCGGCGCGCCGCCTCCTCTTTCAACTGCTTCGGGTGGCGGATGATGCCGGACGGGCGGGCCATGTTGCCGAAGAACTTCGCCATCTGGCTGTTGATCTGCTGGCCGGCATAGACCGGGGCGAGCGCTGCCACAAGGGGCGTCTCACCGATCAGCGGATGGAACGGGGTGAACAGCCGGATGTGCAGGATGTCCCGCGCCGGCATCCAGTTCTGGCGTAGGCGCCCGAGGCGCAGCGCCTCGTTGTCGGTGACGTGGTAGAACACATCACCGTCTTCCGTCAGGTTCGGCCAGCAGGCACGCGGATTGATCGGATGCAACTCCGCGACCTCGAACCGATCATTACGCACTGCGAACGCATAGAAGTTGCCCTCCGCCAGGAGGGAGCGCACCACCGACAGCAGGAAGTCGGAACGCGTCT